ATATTATCTTTACTAGATTTTGACAGACGAGCATACGATATTTTCCGTAGATGGTATATCGATGGTCGTCTTTTTTATCATAAGATGATAGACCCAGAAGACCCTAAGAAAGGAATCACTGAGTTAAGGTATATTGACCCTCGTAAGATTAAAAAAGTAATCGAATACGATAAACCAAAAGACCGTATATCACCTGTAGACCCACAGGTAAATGCGCTTATACCTAAGGCAGTTGAGTATTTTATATACAGTCCAAAGGGTTTACGTGGATATGAAAATCAAGGTATAAAGATTGCCACAGATGCTATTTGTTTCTGTCACTCAGGACAAATGGATATGCAACGCAACTATGTGTTGTCACATCTACACAAAGCTATCAAAGCACTTAATCAACTACGTATGATTGAGGATAGTTTGGTGATATATAGATTGTCTCGCGCACCTGAGCGTCGGATTTTCTATATTGATGTAGGTAATTTACCTAAACAAAAAGCAGAGCAATACCTCCGTGAGGTCATGGCTCGCTATAGAAATAAATTAGTATACAATGCAGACACAGGAGAGATAAGAGATGACAAAAAATTCATGTCAATGCTCGAAGACTTCTGGTTACCACGAAGAGAAGGAGGACGAGGTACTGAAATCTCTACGCTCCCAGGTGGACAAAATCTTGGAGAACTTGAGGACGTCAAGTACTTCCAGAAGAAACTCTACCGCTCACTCAACGTACCCGAGTCACGCTTAGAATCTGATTCCGCATTTAATGTTGGAAGAAGTGCTGAGATTACAAGAGACGAAGTAAAATTCCAGAAATTTGTAGTCAGATTGCGCAAAAGATTCTCTGATTTATTCAGTGACCTCCTAAGAACTCAAGTCGTTTTAAAGGGTATCTTTACTCTTGAAGAATGGGATGAGATGAAGGAGCATATACAGTATGATTTCATCGCTGATAATTACTTCTCTGAATTAAAAGAGCAAGAAATACAGAATGCACGTATGGCATTACTGCAGCAGATGGACCCATTTGTAGGTCGTTACTTCTCCTTAGAATACTTACGCAAGCAAGTATTGAAGCAACCAGAAGCACTATTTCAAGAAATGGATAAGCAGATGGAAGCAGAAATTAAGGAAGGTAAGTCTATTGACCCATTGGCAATGCCTGCTATGGAGCATGAGCAGATGGCAATGAGTTTGCAACCTGAGCCTCCCGACCCTGCGGAGCAAGGTATCAAGCCTGCGGACTACAAAAAGGGAGATATATAAATAATTATTACGATACTATAACATTATGCCAACACAAGCCGCTCAAGATATAGTTAATGCGCTATTCGCGGGTCAAAAAGACCTATCGGATTACGTTGCAACTGGTATGAACGCTGCTGCTGTTAAAGCTGTGGACGACAAAAAGCAGGAAATCGGTAAGGTTATGTTTGCTCCTCAGGATGAAGGTCCTGAAAATACAGAGCAACCAGAAGATGCCGAAGCACCTGTTGCACAAACACCAGAGGAAACCCCAGATGAAACTGATTCGGGAAGAGATTGAATCTTGTAAAGTAGTTATCACAGAAGGTAAGAATGGGAAAAAATCTCATTTTATCGAAGGTGTATTTCTACAAGGAGCAATCAAAAATCGTAACGGACGTATGTATCCTGTCCAAACTCTTCAAAGAGAAGTGGATAAATACAATGAGTCTTACATTAAGAAGGGACGCTCACTTGGTGAGTTAGGTCATCCTGATGGTCCTACTATCAATCTTGACCGTGTTTCACATTTGATTACTTCTCTTAAACAAGAAGGTAATAATTTTGTAGGAAAAGCGAGAATCTTAGACACACCTATGGGTAACATTGCTAAGAATCTCTTAGATGAAGGAGTAAAACTTGGTGTATCCTCAAGAGGATTGGGGTCAATTAAGGAAGAAAACGGTTTAAAAATCGTTGCTGACGACTTCATGCTTGCAACTGCTGCTGATATAGTAGCAGACCCTTCTGCCCCAGACGCTTTTGTCAATGGGATTATGGAAGGAAGAGAGTGGGTCTATGCGGGTGGTGCTATACACGAGCAAACAATAGACCAGATTAGAGGAAGAATTAACAATGCTGCGCAAAACCAGATGGAAGAAATCAAACTTTCCGCGTTTCAACGGCTACTAAAATCTTTCTAAGTATAAATAAATATAGCAAATAGCTTACAATTTTAGATTTCGGAGACTACAATGTCAACAGAGAACAAAACTCTAGATGAATCGAGTGTAACCGCAAATGCCAAGCCAGGCGAACCGATGCCCAAGCTGGGTGCTGACGGTAGTAGTCTTGCGGGCATCCAAGACCTAGGCGGTCCTACTCCATTCAACAGCAAACCAGACGACGACAGCAACAAAATGAAAACTGTTGCGGGTGGTAATGCTGCTGCACCTACAACTAAACCATCTGACGCATCATCTGCGACAGCAACATGGTCAGATAAAGGTGATGTAAAAGCAGGACACGAGCCAGAAGGTGAGGTTATTGCTGAAGACGAAAAAGAAGAAAGAGCAGTCATTGAGGTTGACCTTTCTGCTGACGTCGCTGCACTTACCGAAGGTGAAAACCTCAGTGAGGAATTCAAAGATAAAGCAAAAACAATCTTTGAAGCTGCTGTAGTCTCTCGTTTAAACGAAGAGCTAGACCGTATGCACGAGGAATACGCTAAAGTCCTCGAAGAAGAAATTGATTCAGTCAAGAAAGACCTTGCAGAAAAGGTCGATGAGTATCTTACTTATTCTGTATCACAGTGGATGGAGAAAAACAATCTCGCTGTTGAAGCAGGAATCAAGCAAGAGATGGCAACATCCGTATTGGATGGAATCAAACAAGTTTTCGTTGAGAATTTCATAGAAATTCCTGACGAGAAAGTTGACCTTGTTGATGAATTACAAGGACAACTCAATAGTATGGAAGAAAAACTCAACGAGTCGATTGAAGAAAACGTCGGATTGTCTAAGCAAGTCGGCAACTATATCAAGAATGGGATTGTGACAGAAATCGCAGAGGGCTTAAGTCTCTCTCAGAAGGAGAAACTTATTTCTCTAGCGGAAGCTGTTGAGTTTGAGAATGAAGAATCTTTCCGCGAGAAAGTTTCTACTTTACGTGAATCTTATTTTTCTACAAAACCTGAGACAAAAGGTACTGCTGAAACAGTAACTGAGTCTAAGGAAGTAGCAGAAACACCCGCAACTGATTCAATGTCAGCATACGTGCAGGCAATCAGTCGTTGGGGCAAGTAAACAAATCCACTAAATCCAAATGTTTAACGCAGAACATCTACAGGAGAAGTGGGCTCCTATTCTAGAACATAACGAAATCGAAGCGATTTCCGACAAGTATAGAAAATCGGTGACCTCAGTCCTCCTTGAGAATCAAGAGAGATTCTTGAAAGAAGAAAGAGGATTAGTAACTGAAGCAGCACCTACCAACTCTCTTGGTGGTACTGGTTTCTCTGGTGGTAGCACAGCTACAGGTCCAGTTGCAGGTTTTGACCCAGTATTAATCAGCTTAATTCGTCGTAGTATGCCTAAGCTTATTGCTTACGACATTTGCGGTGTGCAACCAATGACAGGTCCTACAGGACTTATCTTTGCAATGCGCTCTACAAAAGGCACAAACAGAGACATCAACAACAGTGCTGTTGAGACATTCTTTAACGAAGTAGACACAGAGCATTCTTCAGAGAATAGTGCAGACGGTCTTGCTTCTAACGACCAGACAGGTTCTAACCCAGGTTTACTTGCAGACGGTGCAAGCAACTACACCATCGGTGGACAGGGTATGACAACTGCTCAGTCTGAAGCACTTGGCGACGGTAGCTCAAACCATTTCAACGAAATGGGTTTCTCAATCGAGAAAGTAACAGTTACTGCTAAGTCAAGAGCCCTAAAGGCAGAGTACAGTTTAGAGCTTGCTCAAGACTTGAAGGCAGTTCACGGACTAGACGCTGAGTCTGAATTAGCAAACATCCTTTCAACAGAAGTGCTTGCTGAAATCAACCGTGAAGTTGTAAGAACAGTCTACAAAATCGCTCGCCCAGGTGCACAGAATAACACAGCAACTGCTGGTACATTCGACCTAGACGTTGACTCAAATGGTAGATGGTCAGTTGAGAAATTCAAGGGACTATTATTCCAGATTGAAAGAGATATGAATGCAATCGGGCATGAAACTCGTAGAGGAAAGGGTAACATACTAATCTGCTCTGCAGACGTAGCTAGTGCTCTATCCATGGCGGGTGTCCTAGATTACACTCCAGCTCTTGCAGGCAACAGCAACCTACTTCCTGATGACAATAGCAGCACACTTGCTGGTACTCTTAACGGAAGAATCAAGGTTTATGTTGACCCATATTCAGCAAACGTAAGTGACAATCACTTCTATGTTGCAGGATATAAAGGTAGTAGCGCATACGACGCAGGACTATTCTATTGTCCTTACGTGCCTCTACAGATGGTCAGAGCCGTAGGTCAGGATACATTCCAACCAAAAATTGGCTTTAAGACTCGTTACGGAATGGTTGCAAACCCATTCGCTGAGGGTCTTACACAAGGTCAAGGTGCTCTTACATCTAACGCAAACCGTTACTACAGAAGAGTAAAGGTAACAAACCTAATGTAAATATCGTTACGATATACAGACAGAGAGACCCTTCGGGGTCTCTTTTTTTATGGATTTACCTAAATACTTAAGTAGAATAGGTATAGCCATGAACGGCAGATTGGACAAAGTTGCTATGACCACTAGACTTATGCAACTCAAAAGAGAATTGCACTACAAGTGTGAGATCGGAGAGAAGGGTGAGTGGGAGTGTAAAGGTGCGAATGATTATCTAAACAGGACATTTGACGTACTAGACGAATATTGGATGTAATGCTACAATGGGTTTATGACCGAAGAAATGATCAAAAAGATCTCCTATACAAAGGAGGAGGTCGATAGGATGATTGCTCAGGCAGTCGAGATTGCAGTTGCAGAAGCAAGGGCAATTGATGAAGAGTCGATGCGTAAGCATAATAGGGAAGCAACTATCATTAGTATGATCTTAGGTTTTACTACTCTTGCTTTATTCTTAGATGGTACACTCAGAATGTTAGGAATCATCCCACCATTTATGCACATTGATATTGATATAATAGATAAGATTGTAGAGAGAGTAGAGGAAGATATTTTACCACAAGTGCAAAAGTATAAAGGATATATACCAAGGATATAAATATGTTAAGTAAGGACTATAGACTTAGACTGACAATCATTGCCTGTAAAACTAAACTTAACAGGGAAGTCAGTCTGGAAGATAGGATTTGGGCTCAGAAATTAGTTGAGCATAACAATCATGCCAGAGGAATCTGGGAACGACTAACGTATAGATATGACAACCTGGAACAAGCAAATAGAGAATAGAAACTTCCTATCTCCGATAGGGTTCAAGTTTGCTCTCGCAAAATATCCAAAGGTGTCTTACTTTTGTCAGACTGCTAACATACCTAGCATGAATCTTAGTATTCAGCAGCAGTCCACACCATTTAGATCACTACCATTGGAAGGTTTCATTGAATATGACCCATTAACTTTGTCATTTCTTGTAGATGAAAACCTAGAAAACTATTTGATACTACACAACTGGATCCGTGCACTAGGTACTCCTGATAGTACTACTGAGAGAAAAGATTTTGTGCTAAAGATGCAGCAGATGTTTGGTAACAACGATCTATATGCTGATGCTACTTTAATGGTGTTGAATAGTAACTTCCAACATAACTTTGATGTAGTATTTGAAGACCTTATACCTATAGGGTTGAATGCATTGGAATTTAATGCTACAGTAGATGGTACAGAGTATGCTATGGCAACTGTATCATTCAGATACCTTGCATATCAGATCAGATCTAAGGAAGACACTAAACGTAATAAGCAGTTGGAATAAATGACAATTTATTATGAGGAATGTCCTGCATTCCCTGTGAGGTTCTTCAAGTTTCGTGCTTCAGAAGAACTAACTACCATTACACTAGAGGAAGTAAAGAAATTACAATTCACCAGACAGAATGAACCTGCTGGTGTCGGAACAAGTGGTGCTATACAGAATAGAAAGGAGTTTCTCCCCATTCATAAGTGGTTTCAAGAGTGTATTGATTCTCTTCATAAGAAGGAGAGGTGGCACACTGATAGATTAGTAGTTAATAAGTCTTGGGCTAATAGATCTGATGCTAACACAGGAGACAGACATGACTTTCATCGTCATCCTATGTCATATCTCAGTGGTATATTCTATCTTACTAAAGGAGCACCTACTATCTTTATAGATCCTGTAAAGGATAGGGAGTGGGGTCAATTCCATCTTGATGGATACCCTGATAAGGATTGTAAACTGTTTACTCACCTAGGTCCAGGTGGGTTGATAGTGTTTCCTAGTTATGTTATCCACGGATCGGAACCAAACTATGAGGTGGATAGGTTTAGCATAGCATTCAATACGTTTCCTCAAGGAGAATTTGGTGGACAGTATGGATGTGATGTAACAGTTAATGATTGTGGTGATTACCTATGAATTTAGAAAAGATTGAGGAGTTATGGGCAAAGGATGCTGAAGCATTTTTTGATCACAGAGAGTTACCTGAGTTGCTTGCCAACGATAGTATGGAAACTCCTAGACTCCATGCAAAATACTTGCAATTACACAATCAATTTAAACTTATGCTGTCTGATGCACAGACAAAGTATAGTAAGTTGTATAAAGAGAAGTGGTTATATTATAATGGGAAGGCACCATCCTCTGTATACCAAGAGAAACCATTTGATCTCAAGGTATTGAAGGGAGATCTTGACATGTTTATTGACAGTGATGATGAGGTATGCCGAGCTAAGCAGAAAATAGACTACCTTGAAACTTGTATAAATTCTATTGATAGGATACTTAAGGAGATCCATAATAGAGGATTTGCTATTAAGAATACTATCGAAATTGTAAAGTATTATGGGATTCGATGACCACCATCATAAAGAAGAATGAGATCTTCCTCAA